GAACCGTTCGCACCAGAGGCACAACCCCATGCTTTCTTGTCCCAGTCACCTGCCTGAACAGCCGCTACATCCCCATTGGCCAGCTTGCCAATAAAAGCGTGAACGCCAGCCTTGAGCGGAACCCATTCACCTTTTACCCACTGGCCTTCACGATTCCAGTCGTTTTTGTTTTTGTTCACGCCAATCAGCTCAAGCATTTTTGCCCGGTCGGCGGCGTTGTCATCGGGCTGGACATAGCGCTTCAGGGTCGCGTTATTCGCCCCAGTAGAATGCCACAGAACACCACGTACAGGAACTTTGCCAGTGCTCTTATACCAAGAGCTCTGCCGCATGAAACACTTCATGGGAGGGTTTGCAGAGGTGTACTTCATCGTCGCACCATCTCCTTTCTCTGCCGATACAGTGGAAAATTGGTTGAAATAGGTCTGACCATTCCCAGCACGCTTTGTCTGTGTTGCCTCAGTATCTTTGCTTGCTGGGCGCTCGAACTGGAGCAGCACGGCATTGGACGCCTCACGCACGGATGTGGCCCTCATAAGCACCGCCAGAACGCTTGGGAAGCTCTCTGACAGCTCTTTCATGAGGAACTTGAGCTGGGTGTCAAGGTCACCAATGGACGCTCCTGCGGCCTTGCAGAAGGCCAGGAGAGCCTGTTTCCGTGACCAATATGTCCACTGTGCCAGACCGAACCCGGCCCGGTCATCCGCAAACCGGGTGTAGCTTCCGCTGTCAACGGCGGCAACATAGGCATTGTCATTCATGCCCAGCGGCTCCTCATAGCTGTTTTGGAGATTGTTCGGCTTCAGCCCGGACTCCGCAAAGAGGTTTCCCATCAGTCCAGCGGCCCCATAGTCGTTCAGACCGTTTGACTTCAGGAAATTCCAAATGGTTTTCTCGTTCAATGGAATCACCTCCTATGTATAGAGGGTCGCACCGTCAAGGCACGACCCTATTTTCAAATTCGTATTTGGTATTTATACCAGTTTGTAATGTGGTCTCTCGCCGCCCTCGATGGTATATCGCATCCAGTCCAGCATCACGATGCCGAACATGGAAAGGGCGATCCACACCAGGAAGAACTGCGGACATATCTGCCCCAGCAAATTCCACGGCATGGCGGAGTAATCCCAGATACCAAGCCCCAGCCAGATATTCAGGACGACCCCGGCGGCGAGTTCCACGACGGCGATACCGCAGGCGCAGATTACAGCCTGTAACAGCAGCGACATTTTCCATGGCAGCTCCGCTCCGAACCGCTCCATGGGAACGGCAAGGAGGATCGCAAGCGCCAGCATTGTCCAGCTTATGGCCTCCGGCCTGCCATGTGCGGTTTTCCACGCGACTTCAATGAAGAAGTAGAAGGTTCCGACCCACACCCACAGCAGAACGCTCAGAAGCCACTCGCTTGCTTTACGCCTCGGCATTACTGCTCACCACCTCGTTCATACGGGCAACGATAGCTTCCATTTGCGCCTGTGCCACGGCGAGTTTGGACTGCATTTCGGTCTGATACTTTTTCGGAAGCGTCATACCGTAAGTGACAGCCGTGATCTTATCCGTGTCCTTCAGGGACAGGACATACGACTTCAGCTCGTTGTGATATGTGGTCTGCGTGGTGATAAGGGTCTGTGCGGCGATATAGATCGTAGCAATCTCCTGTGCGGTGTAAATGCGGCACACGCCGCCGTCAGACTGATATGGGAACTCTGTACCGCCCAGCTCCACCACGCGGAACAGGTTAGCGATGTTCGTCTGGTCTTCAATGCTCAGATTGAAATGGACGGTCTCCTCACCAAGGGTGACGTCTACTCCGGACACGATGACCGTGTTACAGGCTTTGGAGATCTCCTGAAGCTTTGCATTCTTGATGACCTCGCCAGCGTTTTCCTCGCCGACGATCTCCACAACGTCCTCAAGGGTTAGCCACCCACGCTGTACCGCTTTCAGCAGCCCGTTTGCGTCAACAGAGCTGCCCCGATAGAGATTTTTAATTCTTTCTTTCATTTCTCAGCCCTCCAACATCGTGATAAGCATATTGTCCAGAGCGTTCTGTTGGCTCGCCATGATCGCCCCGCCATCGCATTTGGAAACGATAACGGTGTCCGCACCCTCAATGTCGTCGTGCCCCAGCAAATTATATGCCTCGCTGTTCAAAGCCACGCCGACAGCCTCTTCCTGTGCGCACGGAGCGAAGCTGCCGCTTTCGGTGACCTTGATGTAAAGCACTTGATCCACCATGCCAAGCTCGTCGCCCTGCATATTGATAATCCGATACATGATTTCAAACCTCCTTTGAGCCGACAAGTGCGGCAATGTGACGCAGCGTATCAATGTCTGCGAGGAACCATTCGTGGTTCCAAAGCCAGTAGTCTTCGTGGTCAGCTCGCTTATACTTCTGACAATCCGGGTCATCCCACACCTTGTCCCACCGCTCCTGATGGCGTTCGTCCCGCTTCCCAAGCGTTTTCTGGATCGCCTGTGTAAGCTGCCCACGCTTCAGACCGTTGCCGTCCTCATTCTGCGCAAAGAATTGGTGGGCGTTTTCGCTCTTTTCGTAGCAAATTGGCTTCTCGCCAAGCATAATGACCCCATCTCTGCTCTCAAGCTCTGTGAGCGCTGGGATATTAACGTGGCCACAGATGGCGTTGCTCTTAAAGCGTCTGTGTGCAATGTATTTCATGTTCTGCTCCTCTCATTCTGAAGTTTTCGATGCGTTCGCAGGAGAACCCGAAGATAGCGTAAAAGAGCCTGCGCAGCTTCAGCACCCGTGTGTGGTCGTCATAGGACTCAAAGTAGGCCAGCATACCGTTCACTGAAGTCCACAGGTCTTCATAGTCCATCTCACCGTTTTGTATCTTCTGATAGAACGCTTTTATCTTTCTCCTCGCCCGCTTCACGCTGTCCCTGTTGCCGTTTACAACGACTCTGCCTGTTTCCGTCAGTGTGTATTTTGCTTTACAGTATCGGAACGGCTTGGTCAGCGGGATGATTTTGGATTTTGTGCGGCTGACAGTCAGCTTCAGGCTCTCCGCCTTGTCCGTAACAAGCCGCATGATTTCCTTCGGGTCTTTACCCGGCGGGACGATGATGTAGTAGTCGTCCATATAGTGCCCGGCGCAGTCCATCTGAAGCTGGCACTTGACGTAGTTGTCGAGTTCGGACGGGAAAGCGATCATTTCAGCCTGGCTCGGCTCCACGCCCAGCGGCATACCCTTCCCACCGGGCACAGTGTTGATAACATCGTCGCCCACTTTCCTGATTTCCGGGTTAAGAATATACTTGTCGTGCCGCTTGAACAGCTCCTCATGAGATACGGAAGGGAAGAACTGCTTGAAGTCGATGAGAATGATTTGCCCCTCGCGGCCATACCGCCTGAAATGCCACCGAAGCTCCTCTCTCAGCTGCCGCTTGGAAAATTCAAAGCCTTTTCCGGGCAAACTGGCGCCATTGTTGTATATCATGTGCGGCATATAGAGCGGAAGCAAAACCTTTTTCGTGTACACCTTGTGGACTTGCCTGTCCTGAATGCGCGGGGCGTCGATTGGACGCACTTTTCCACGCTCGCACAGCGTAAAGTGTACATAGTGACCCGGCTTCCATGTCCCGTCGAGCAGCTCACGCCGCCGTTTGGCCGTGCCTGAGAACAGATGCTGCTCGAACCTCTGTACGCTGTTCTTCCATCGCACTCCGTTGCAGCATTTCTTGCCTGCCATATACATATCCTTGAAGCTAAAGACTTCCTTGAGGCCTCCAACTTCCTTGCATCTCTTGATGCGGTTTTCTTCACGCCTTTCCTGGCGTCTTTCATATCTGCCTTTTCTACGGCTCATAATAATAATTTTTATTCGCCACTTGTACCGGTGTCTTGTAGGACACCGTATAACCGGCTTTACTCCTACACATGAAACGAAGTAAGGTGCGTCCTTCGCCATGCACGCTCGGTTTCCCGGCGGCGTTCGTGCAGCAGTATCAAGTGGCAGTTTTGCTGGTGTTCACGCACCAGACGGGAAGTGCTTCTCCTTTCGTATGGGTTATAGTTCACTCGCCTTCGGAGTTACTGTGTTCAACCCAGCCATTTCTGGCATACGAAATCGGGGGCCAGCCCATTGGAATTACTCGCATTGTTGTTGTTGGCGTTGCCGTTGGTGTTCACATTGCAGAAGTTGTTGCTGTTGTTGTAATTAGGGGAACGCTCCCACCAATTAGCAGTGGACAGCGACTGCACTGAGACAATCGACACGTTTTACAGAAACACACCCATATAGCAAAACTTTTATGTCCTTTCTACAGAATTTTCTTGCGTTGGCTCTTCTTGCGCCGTTTCCTCCTGTTCCTGCTCCACCTCCTTCTTCCTGGCGGATTGCCTGGCGGCTTTGGCGCGTTCCTTGTCTGACTTCATTACGCCTGCAAGCTTGTTACCCTCCTTGTCGATGAGCTCACCTAACTCCTGCGACATATTTTCTAACTTGCGTGTCGCCTCTGAGGAGCTGACCGTGCGCTTGCCGTCGCTCCCGACAAAACACCCCTCCGGGTTCTTCATCATGATTTCGTAGCAATGCGCGAGCATATCGTCGAGTGAGTGCAGAGAGGCCGCTGCGCTGACAAGGTACTCCTCCCGCTTCTCGGCCTTTACCTTGTCTGACGGGTAGGTGTTGTTAGCGGACTCGGCGTAGATGAGTACGTCCGCCGCAAGCCCTGCGGTCTTTGGCGCTAACAGCCTGGAATAGCGTGCGGAAAGCCGTGACAAGAACTCGATGGTGTCATTGCATATCTGATTTGCGATACTCACATATTCCGCCTTGCTCTCCGAACGGTGGGACTTTAGAACTGACATATTTTTTCACTCCTTTTGTTCCCGGAATATTCAAACGCCCCGCTCCTGCCGCAGGCTGCAAGGCCCACAGCAGGTCGGGGTGATTGCTTTTTTTTGTTTCCATGGCTGGTCTCTCCGCCAGCTTTCGCTGGCGGATTTATTCGATTTTGGATTAGATTTTGAAAGCGGGGGCCAGCCCAACGGAAGTACTCGCAAGGTTGCCGCTGGCGTTGCCGCTGGTGTACACATAGCAGAAGGAGTAGCTGGAGTTGTAAAGAGGGGAACGCTCCCACCAAAAAGCAGTGGAGCCCGTGGAACTATGGCGGTACTTCACCTTCGAGTTACCAGCAGAATAATAGGCGTACTGCGCCTGATAATTCTGCTCATACTGATTGGCGTAACTTCTCGCTCCGAAGATCTCGAACTCGGCCAGAAGGGGAAGGTAGTCGATGGTCTGCGTCACGTTGCCTGCTACGTTGGAGCTGTTACCCTTGTTGTCCGTGAACTTTGTCATGGGCTTCATCACCGCACGAAGGTCTGCTGGAAGCGCCGCCATCAACGTGTTGGCCACGGGCTTTGTTGCGCAAGTCGTTGAGGGATCCTGCCCGGTGGCAGAGGTGGACTTATCAGAACCATATCCAGATGGGGCTTTGTCGGTAGAACCGAGAATGTCGTACCGCATATCGCAGGCCGCCCAACCGCCGTAGTTGGAACCGTATTGGCTGGAGTTTCTGTGGTTCATCTGGAAATACTTGGTGCCGTTGTAGCTCTGATAACTGTTGTAGTAGCTGTCTACCAGACAGATATCGGTACCGCCTGTCTGAGCGGTCTTGAACCCACCGAAGTGGATGCCCTTACCCTCCTTCGACTCGTTGTGGTTGAAGCCCAAAATGTACACCCAGTACGTTGCGTTGACGGCCAGAGTGCCAACCGTGCCGTTGATGTGGACACTCTTACGGTCGCCCACGCTCCAATAGTTGGCGCCCGTTGCGGAAACGGAGCTGATGGCCGCCCAAGAGTTGTCGTTCAACGTTGCCACAATAAATGTTGCCGTAACGGCGCAGGTCTTGTTGGCTGGAGCAAGGTGATTTGTACCCTCGGCTACCTTCACTGTGATGGTGGCAGTACCATTAGTTTGATTTACATGACTTACCGTAATGGTATTTCCGTTCACACTCACCGTGGCTACACTGGTATTGCTGGATGTAGCGCTGATTGTCCCATCGCCTTCACGAGTTACAGCGATCGTTGCTGTTTTCTTGTCAAGGTTAAGCGTGATAGAGGTTGGATTGATGCCCAGCGAACCGGCCTTCTTGTTGATATTCCACGCTACCGTTTTTGCAGTAATTGTTCCATCTGCCCAGATGTAGTTTGACTCAATGGTAAAGGTGGCATTGTAGCTTCCTGCATTAGTCCCGGAAGTGGTACCGCCCATCGTCATTTTGTTGCTGTCATACCCAGTCCAAGTAGGGGACTGAGAAGAGCCGTTGTAGGTGAGCGTACCGTTCTGAGTGGGCACGGTGTCGATGGGCTTCCGGTTCGGGGTGGCCGAAATGCGGTTGACCTCGTTCACGTTTACAGTCCTCCCGGTGGAATAGGGGAAGAACTGGTAGTAGTAGGTAGTCCCGTTTGTAAGGCCGGAGTCGGTGAATGCCGTATCCTTGTATGCGTCACGGGTAGTGTTGTCCACTACAAGCACGCCGTCCTTTACACCGGTAGGATAGCTCCCGGCCTTCCGCACCACCTTTGTGCCGCCCCATTCACACACCACGGTACCCTGGATCTCGGTGTCCTCCGGGTCGCTCCACTTCAGGTAGACACGCCCGTTGCCAACATCCACGGAGATGCCGCTCACGTCCAGCGGAGCGATGCCCCCTGCGCCGCCTGCCACCTCTTCCCAGGCACCCGTGGCCTCGTTGTAGACCTCCAGCACCTCGTCCTGCGTGTTGAACCGCAGACCGTGTACCCCCTCGGTGGATACGATGGAAGCACCGATGTGTTCGTCTACGGTATCAAAATTATCGTTGATATCCTGGATATCGACTGTATCGTTATATCCGGGCTTTTTCATGTTTGCTTTTGTCGTATATTCCATTGTTGTTCACTCCTTTCGCTCAGCTTGTAATACCGGCCAGGTCGCCCCATGTTTTCGCGCCTCCGCCGGTGGGCTGTGTGATCGGCTTTACCAAACCGTCTGCGCCGATCCCGAGAAATTTTCCGGCGTGCTCCACACCTTGGTTCGTGGCGACCCTTTCGCCGATCAGATTGCGGATCGCCTCGTCTGCAAATGGCAATTTGATGTAGGGGTTCACACCGTCGCCGATCTTCTTGCGTACCTCACCGCTGGCAGTGTCAACAAGGATCTCTTCCCCGTCCAGTAGGACAGGGTTGGCCGCCGTCCAGTTTGCGCTTGTGTCGCGCTTGGTCTGCACACGGCCCATAAATTCCATTGCGCTCATAAGCCCTCCTTTATCACAAGACCCGCCCCGTCAACCAAGACGAGGCGGGCTTGTTTTCGCTGTTCGCTATTTAATTATCTTGATTAAATAACGGTAGTTGCGCTGCCGCAGTTCAGGACGATATAGCTGCCTGCGTCCTGAACCAGGTCGGCAATTTTGCCGCTCTTGGCGACAGCCGCCAGGTCGGCATCGTTTGCCTTGCCATCGATCTCGGTTTTCAGAGCGTCTTCAAGGTCAGTCTTGGCCACCTTATCCTTGGAGGCCAGATCGCCCAGCTTACCCAGCTCCACGCCCACAACCTCGGAGATATAGTCTACAACGGTCTGTGCCTCGGCGGTTTCGGGCAGAGTGCCCACCAGTGCCTTCAGGGCAGCGATGTCGGTCTTGTTGGTGTTGATCTGGGAGTTCATGGCGGAGGCGTCCTCTGCGTGGCTGCTGATCCAGTCGGAGATCTCCTTCAGGGTGTCGTAGGCCTCAGGAGCATCGGCCACGATAGCGGCCACGGCGTCGGCCACCTTCTTGTCCACGCTGCCCTCGCCGGTGCCGTTCAGGGTGGCAATGGCGGTGGTGTTGGCCTGGATGCTGGCCTTCACTTCGGTATCGTCGTACTCAGCGGCAGCGGCCTTCTCATCCACATAGCCCACCACGGTGGTGGCTGTTGCGCCCTCGGGCAATGCGCCAACCAGATCAGACACAGCCTTAAGCTCGTTCTTTGTGGCATAGGTTTCAGCCAGGTTCAGAGCGGCAATGGCGTTGGCGATCTGGGTAGCTACTGCGGTAGAACCAACAAGGGTCTCCAGAGCGGTCACACGACCGGCCAGAGCGGTATCGTCGTACTCAGTGTCCACAGTGGTGATGGTAGCCTCCACAGTCCAGTCAGTGGCGCCCACGGCCTTGCTGTACAGCTTCAGGATGTGGCCGTCAGTGGCGTCCTGCTCCAGCTTATACTGGGTGTTGGTATCCTGGATCTCGCCGGAGATATAATCAGCAAGGCCGGAGATCTCGCTCGCACTGTAGGTTGGCTTGGCAGCCGCCTTTGCCCAGTCGTACACATCGGCGGCCTTGGCGGAGACGTAGGGCAGCGCCTTGAATGCGTCAGTACCGTTGCCTACCTTGAAAAGAATGGCGGGCTCCTGGGCGACTGCGCCGCTTTCTGCCGGGACTGTCACGATGGCGAGTTCGTTCGCCAACAGAACGGGGTTCGCCGCATTCCAGTTTTCAAGGGTATCGCCCTTCAGCTGCGCCCTAATGTCAAAAATTTTCTCGCTCATAGTACATTCCTCCTGTGTTTTTATTCACCGATCACTCGGTGGCAGAGCCGCAGCGCATGATAATGGTGCTGCCGACTTCCTGCATGAGTTTATCAACGGACATGGAGTTTACCTCCATTGTCCCATCTTCTGCCACAGACACGCCGTTTTCCTTCGTTGTACTGCGTACGGCGCCTTTATCCTCGTCTGTGGCAACCGGGAGACGCTCGGTGTCTGCGATACCGGTATCCCATTTAATCATGCGCTCCTCAGTGATGGAGTCAAGAAGCGCCTTGTTTTCGTGCATATGCGAGCTTGCTTCAAGGCTTTTAACGGCACTCTCCACGGCTGTCACTTCGTCAGCGAGTGCATCCGTCTCCGTTTTCAAGCCGTCGATATTGCCCTTGATTTCCGTCACATCTTCGTTCAGCTTGGCAACGCCACTCACGAGCTCCTCGATAGTCTCCGGGCGGAACTTGCCCATGCCAAGTTCTCTCAGGGAGAAGTCCGGCTGCACTACATAGGCCGTATAAACGCTGTCCTCCAGAACCGTGACGGTGTTCCCGACTTCGCTGTGGGAGATTGCGTACGCGATGGCCTCATCCTTGCTGTCAAACCGGGTCTGCGCTACGATATGGCGAATGTTGGTATGCTTATCGTAGAACATCAGCTCTGCTTCATCGTCACCGTATGTGCCGATGATAAAGCTGTCCTCGGGGATGACACCGCTCTCGATGGCTGCGTTGATACCGCTCCTGTCGCCATAGGAAACTCTGATACCCATCTTGAACCCCTCCTTCCTCAGAAATAGATAACGGCGTCGGGGTCGCTCTCCGGTTCGCCATCCGGGAAATAGATCACGTCGTCATGGTTCACCATGGTCGTGACGTCGATCACGTCTCCAACGGGTGCGCCATTGTGCGTCAGCTGGAGTGTTTCCTGATCCTTGTCGTACTTCAGGTTGTTGACAAAACCGCCCTCCATACCTTCCACCTTTGCTGCCAGTTTATCCAGCTGATCCACTCGCTCAGGCGGCAGATGGTTTTCAATTTTGACATGCTGCGTGATCGTCACTGTTGTTGTATCGGTGTGAAGAACAACATCGTCTTCAAAATTGATCGCCGTCAGCCACAGGTCGATATCGCCTACGTTCTCCGTAAAATGAGAAGTGGCGTTCAGGCGGAATTGATAATAGTCCTTGTTGCGTGGGATAGGATACATAGCCAGCTCCTCAGAGTAACCCTTACCGTTCGGCAGTACATACCGCAGCAGGAGCGTACAGTCGGCCAGGTTCGTGTCCTCATACATTACAGGAACAACAAACACCAGCGTATCTGCATTCTTTTCCCCCTGGTAGATCGTAGAGTGGATCGTCGTGGTCAGACTTTTATCGTCCTCCATTTTGATTGCGTACATTCTTCTTTCACCTCCTTACGCACTCGGTGGTCTTGTGAGACCGTTTTTCAACATCCCCCATGTGATGGGGGTGCTGTCGATACCGTCCTTCCAATCCTTGACGGCTCCAACAGCGGCGTCCAGGATCATCATGTTGGAATCATCGGTTTCCCCATTTTCCTTCAGCCGCCAATCCAAAAAGTTTTCGGTTGTTGTCTCAGGAATGAGATGCAACCCCAACTTTGGAGATTTACCCATTTACATTACCCCCTTCTCATCCTGACAAAACAACATAGTCAAGCTCGTCGAGTGTCATAGTATCAATGCTCGCAAGACTGAGCGGGTCTACCTCAGATACCTTGCGAAACCTGCGGAGGATCGCACTTGCGCTCGTGTCGAGCGCGACGGTGACCATCTCCGGCTTCATATATTGTGTAAAGGTTTCGGTCACCTCTGTCAGCAGATCGATACCATGTTCGGCTGTAAGAAATTTCTTGGTGACAGCTCCACCGCCAATGTCGGCGTCGAGCTCTATCCCGGCCTCCGCAATGCCGAGAATCCGGTGCAGCTGTATGCTTTCCACAACGGCGGCAATGTCCATCATGGCTTCGCCGGAGTGGTATACCCTGTAAAGCAGATTCTTCAGTTCTGCGTCCACCTCGATATCTGCCGTGGCCCGTTCAAAATTCTGTTCGGCCAAACCGTCCACGGCAGCCCCAAATGTCACGCCGCGCTCAAACCGCTCAATACTGCGCTTCAGCACATTACGAAGCTCTGTGTTCACGGCGATACCGGAGGAGCTTCCGCCCAGATACTTTTTCAGCGTCAGCTTAAACGGGTCTATCGCCAGCAGAATGTTAGAGACTGCCTGCTCATAGGTGTTTGCGAACAGCGAGACTTGGCCTGCTCCAAGCTCGATTTCAGCGCTGATCGGCGCGATCTTGGACGCGGAGGAAAATTCTGCTTCTGCCCGCAGCTCCTGCCCAAAGTTCAGCTTCTCATGGCAGGTCTTTATCATCCGGTCAATATGACTTGTCAATTCAGACCCAGCCTGCACCGCAACAAACTTGTGAAGCAGGTAGGCTTCCAGGCAGCACTCCAGGATCATGCGGTTGACGATAGTAAGCCCATCACGGTATGGGATAGCCGAAACAATGATGTCGCATTCTGTCAGACGTTTGTTGAGAAAGATATCAAACTCTTTCATCTGCGACTACCTCCAAAATGTCAGGATGGGTTCTGAGCAGACAGCTTCAGGTAGCCTGCCTTGATGGTCATCACAGTGGCGGTCTCCACAGAACGTGGGGTGGACAGCGTGCCGTACATCAGCAGGTTCCCGCCTCCCACGGCCTCTGCGTCATAAATGACAAAGTGGGTGACAGTGCCCCAGTTTGCGGTGCTTTCCTCAAAGTTGACGTCGTTCTCGTTTGAGACAACGCCACTGGCAGGCTCGCTGAGACTGTCAAGCAGCACACGCTTGTACCCTGCGGAAGCGCTCGGCTCGGTTACGCCGGTGCCGTCCATAGCTGGTGCACTTGTGCTGAGCCCGATGTAATACTGCTCCGGGAGGGCAGGGGTCTTCTTGGAACCAAAGACATTACCGCTGACACAGTTCAGAAAATATGTCGTGTTCATAGTTCGTTCCTCCTTACTGGTTAAATGAAGCTCTTGTTGATGTTATTCACTACAAGGAATATTCCCTGCTTCGGAACTTCCACGTCCCCGGAAATATCCTTGATAATGATCTGATAGATGTACTTCCCGTTCATCCCCACCGTCTCCTTCGGGTCTATGGTAACGGCCAGAATATTGTCCACCTCGCCCGCAGTTTTGATCTCCATCTGCTTTGAGATGATAGGCTTGCCCGTCTTGTTGAGATAGCTCACAACAGAAAAGTTCGCGGTACAGCTTACAAGACTGAACGGCCTTTTCCCAATATTGGAGTACACATGGAACAAAAGCTCCTGTGTTTCTCCGCCAACAAATTCAACGGTAGGGAGGGTGTAGTAATCAAAGGGGCAACTACCCATAACGCACACCCCCTGTTTATTTCTCCTCTGCCTCGGCTGTCTGCTGTTCGTTGGTCTCCTGAACAAGCTGTGCAGCCAGGTTTCTCATGCCGACAAGTGCGTCCCGCATCCGCAGAACGTCCTCGCCGCGCACGGAAATTTCGGACAGAAGATTGTGATACCCGGCAATCGCCTGGGCGATTTCAATATGATTCATGATTGACCATCCTTTCACTCGATGCTGTTCAAAGCGTTACTGAGGCCATAGAAAAACGCAGCCGTTATATCGCTCGAACCGGAAGATACCTGTCTGGGCGGTGTCACCGGCGGGTTCATAGCCCGTATTGCCGACACGGCCCGGTTGACTGTGGAGGCGTAGATATAATCACCCGTCTCAACAGTTGTAAAGGCGTATTTGCTGAAACCGCTATAGGCTCTGAACTCATTGATCCTCTCGCAAAACGTATTCCATTCGTCTGCGGACAGATCGATGTCACCTCCGCTTTCTATTCTCGTCCACCACTCCCAATCGTCCGGCCTGTTCGGAAGCGTCGTCGCTGTTCTGCCCGTGGACATGAACGGCCCGATGCCGTCGTCATTGTAACCTCGGTAGTTGAACACATAGTCTGTCTCCGGGGTAAGTCCATCGATGGTGTATCTCCCGGAGGAACCCACATCCAGTGTTCCCTCGATATCTGTGACGGACGCTTCCCGCCACACGATCTCATAGCCCGTTGCCTTGGAGATGGAGGAGATACGGACGGTGACATAGTCCGACCCGGCCTTGACGATCGACATGGAGCCCGTCCTTGTAGGTGGGTCTAACGGTTTTTCTTCTGCGGTTCCGGCAGAAGCGCCGGAAGCTTTTGTTTTATCGTCTGGCATATTTCCTCTCCTTTCTCCGCAAAGGGGCAACCCCTTGCAAATTGTTATTTGAACTTCGCATAGATCCCGCTTACATTTGCGCCTGAGAAATCAATTCTTCCATAAAACCTTGATACGCGGAAATCCCAACTTGCGTATGCGCCGCATGGACTTGAAAAAACAACGAACGGTGCATCGCCTTGAAAGTAACTGATCTTTAACATATCGTACAGTGTGTTTCCGTAATATCCCCACAGCTCGTATCCACCAGTCCACGAATCGGCTGATGCTTCTGTTTCCGGAATGACCTTAAACGTATTCGCAAAGATTGTCGGGCTGTATATCTCTCTGCCGTTGATAAAAGTTCCGTTACTGTACTCACCGTTTGCAATTTTCCTTGCCAGATCCTTGGCATCGGCTGCGGAAGAGGACGCTCTACTCGCATAGGAGTATGCGCTATCCGCCCTGCTCTGCGCGGAAGAGATCCTATCGTCTATCTCGTCTGTGCCTGTCACGGCGCCCCAGCTGATGGTGCCGCGTTCAATGTGGACGTCGCCGTTCTGATTAACGACAAAAGCGCCGTCGCCAATATCCAACGACACGCCTTTGATCGCGCCGCCGCCCGTTGGACTGCCAGTAAGCGTTCCCTCCAGGATAGATGCTTTGATGGTTCCGCTGAAGTCACCGTCTCTTGCGTGGATCGTTCCGTTGAATACGCCGTCGCCACGGAAGTACGCCTTGCCAGTTCTTGCGTCCAGATAGAAGTTCGCATTCTGCGGGATGCCGTAGCTGTCCGTGATGATCTTCCCGCCAGCTCCTATAAAGTTTGGCTTTACGGTAGTCCCATCAACGGTGTAGAGATCTCCTGTGCCCGCCATGATGCCGTACCGTGGGTCGATCAGGATCTTGCCTCCGTCGTCGCACTGCACGCACATCGTTGCGTTATTGAGCCATGCGCCCCCGGCATCCACCTTGAACTGCATGACCCCCATATCGTTCACGTTTTCGATTATCAGATTGTTGCCTACGATCAGCTTGCCGCCGATGACCTCGGCGTTGACGCCCCAGTATTCGCCCGTCTCCTTCGAGGCGAAACGCCCGATGGCGAGCTTGGCGTGCTCCCAGCCATCGTCCGTCATGGCGATCATGCTACCGATCACGCGCAGCTGATACTTGCCGTCCTCGCCGCCCACATGGATACCGCCGCCGTCAATGCGGACGGTCTCGTCCTTTGCCCCAACAATGGAGTTTACGGCGGCGTCCAGAGAGGAGCTCATAAACCTGCTTGCCGCCGTAGCCTGTTCCACTGTCTTCCCGTAAATGTATTTCGAGGCATCCAGGTTTCTCCCGGCGGAGTAGGATGTTTCCAGAATATCCTTGAGCGTGTTTACGCTGTCGTGCAGTTTGAACCGGTTGGAAAATGTAAGAGACAGGTTGCTCCAATTTTCAAAGTCAAGCCCGATCTCAATGAGAATGGGGGTGATAACTCTACTTTTTGAGATGCGCAGATGAATACCGCTTCCCAGCTCCAGCTCGTTCTTGAAGCGCTCAAACTCTTTGGCAAAGATAAAATTGCCCGTATCGACGGAGAACTCATAGGTTGGCGTCGCCAGGTCGCAGAGAACATTCTTCGCATAGTCAAAGAGCTCCATCTCCACATTAAGCGCCTGATAGTCGCTGATGTCAGCCGTTAGGTACATGGAGATATCGCCGGTAACAAAGGACAGCTTCGTACCCTTGTGAACAATAATGTGCAAGTCTTTCTCTCCCTCGTCCACAGCCCTGATATCGCTCGTAAAGCCGGACATGGTTCCCGTCAGCGTCAGCGAACCGCTTGACGACCCCTCGCCACCCGTAGAGATATCGCCGCCGTAGACGCTCAACACAAAGGAATTGTCCTTGGATACTTCCAGCGTGCCTCGGATAATGTCGCAGGTCAGTGTACCCTTGATGTTCAGCCCGCCTCCGGCCAGAGTGTACATCTGCGTGCGGTAGCCGTCCGTCATGTCGATGGCGGAGATTTCGCTTCCGCTGACGCTGACCTCACGACTCGGGAAAGAATAGCTTTTGCCGGATATGTTGACATTCACGTCTGTGGCCACGAAGCTGTCTTCTGTGATGTCGTCCTCAATGAAGAAGTGCCGTAGCGTTTCCAGCTCGCTTGCCGAAAAATACTTGTCGATAGCCAGCGCCGCGTTGATCTCGTTGATTTTCGTCTGATAGGAGTTTGGGCTTCCCGTACCCATCCGTTCCTCGATCTCTGCGATCTCAGCCTTCTTTGTGGAGATCTCCTGCTTCTTTGCCTTGATTTTTTGGTTGATGTCGTCCAGCAAACCCTGCTGATACTCTCTGCCTGCGTCTGTGATTTCAAGGGCAAGCCCCTGAATCGTCTGGCTCTGCTGTCCGGTCAGGTCGTCCAGGTCTGCCTGTAGGTCTGTCAACGCGGCGTTCTGCGCCATCATCTGCGCGAGTGCGGAGGACTTCAATGCCACAAGGCCACGATACCGCTCCCGGTTTGCCGTGATAGCGGCCTGCCAGGAGATCCATTTCTTTGCAAGGTCATCCGGGATATCTCCGTTCTCAATGAAGTATGTCAGGTCATACTGCCACTCCGTGCCGATAGGGTTGACCTCCCGGACGCTGAGCTCGTCCGCGCCGTACGCCCGCAGTGCGGTAACCAACTCGTCGCTTCGCTCTGAGATCGAAAGGCTCGTCACCAGATTGTCGTAATCGAGATAGATACCAAGCGTGTCCTTCGCCTCGTCCGCATCATAGGCACTGATGGTCTTCTCGTATGGGTCGAACACGAAGACGCACCGATACTTCTCCGGGGCCGTATTGTACACAAAGCTCATCAGATTCTCGTCATACTGGTCAAATGTCCGATACCGCCCAATCAGAGCGGGGGAGACATACCCAACGCTCCACCCTGTTGCGATCTCAAGGATGCGTCCCACGATGGTGCTGGTGGGGGAGGCCGGGTTCCAGAAGTTGAATGTCCCCTCCTCAAGGAAGAACGACTTACTTTCCAGCTCCTTTTCAATGGAGTAGCCCTTGACGTGTTTGACCTCCTCGACCCCGTCACCCTCTGTCTCCGGGTTCATCAGAAGATAGACGCCGTAGTTCTCCGTGTACACGCGCTTATACCCGACGATGCCGTTGTAAAAGGGCGTCGGCGTTCCGTCATGATAGGCTGCCACGTCAAAGGAGATCTCGCTGGGCTCAGAGTATTTCACCGTGATTTTCAGGTTGGATGTATTGCTCAGGATCCCGATGTTTCTTCCATACTTTGTCTGCAATCGGAGAAGGGGAGCTTCCGGTTTTCCGAACCCGTCGTTTTTGATTTTGGAATAATTCAGATACACGCCACTCGCCCCCTTATGCGCTTACATTATGGAACAGCCGCCCGCTGATGCTCAGCGTGCCGTTGCCCTTGATGGTAAGCTCGTTGTCTCCCGGCACCAATCGGAAGAAGTCCATGTTGCAGTAGTCGTACGGGTTGTACTCTCCTGTAGCCTCACTCATCACGCAGGTATCTGTATCCACTGTGATGTCCATACCGGCAGGGGGGAGGCCGCTGAGCTTGAATGTCCGTCCGTTGTCGCTCTTGTTGCAGATGGAGAACTCGCTCTCCCCACCCTTCAGGTGGATATTCAGCGTGGGCTTTACATACTCTCTGACCGAGCTGTTGTTTCGGAATAGAACGGTTGTCTCCCCGCTGATCGTATATGTCTCTTCAAAGGGATTCCCATAGGCGTACGGACAGTCGCATACGATGTTGGCCTCAAACGCGACCGGGAGCCACCCGTTCATAATGGGAGTCAGCTCACTGACGATACACCGGAAAGCTACATGTTCCAAGTCTTCCTGCCCGATGGTTAGCCACTGGTAGGTCTGGTGTCCGGTCAGCCACATGGCCACGTTTTCCATCTCATATCGGTCAAGCGGCCTGTCGCTACCAAACACCAATTTGAATTGCAGCGGCTTATCGTGATATTTCACCCCGTAGTGGATAGGCCGCACCCTTGTGCTGGTGCGGGTTTCAACGATATTTGCCACATTGCCGAAACTGACCACGTCCTGCGTCTGATTGCCGAAGTCCGCAACGAACATCCCATACATCACGCTGGACTCGCCGGCAAACGTAAATTCGTATGTATTCAGCATTGCTTTTCCGCACCTCCGTTTCTTTGTAGATTTGAATATAGTAGGGGAGGGGCAGCCCCTGCCACCCCTCCCGGTATGTGGTTATAGTTTGACTTTCAGGTACTTCAGCACCTCATTGGCCTGCGCCCGGCTGATCTCCTGGTGCTTGCGCACCGTCTCGTCGTTGCCGCCGTAGATGGTCACGTCGCCAAAGTGGATATTGACCCCGCCACCTGTCGGCGCATGGGTCATCAGCTCAGCCATCTGCCTGCTTCTGGAGGCGGAGACCAGATCGACGCCAGTGAAATCCGCCTTGGCCAGCTTATCACGCATCATCCCCATGAAGTCGATGAGGTCAAACAGGGTCTGCTTCTGACCGTTGGAGATGACCGGCTCGCCCTTCTGGAGCAGGGCAAGTTGTTCGTTCTCACGGATCGAGCCACCGCCCACGATACCGCCGGTATGGTAAACCTCGTACAGCCACTTTCCGTCATTCTCCGGGAAAATGTCGTCATGCTTGATAAACCACTTTCCAGAAGAGCCGTCAAACCATGTATCAACACCGTATTTATCCCGGATATAGTCGGTCTTTTCAACCGCTTGCCGGTGTAAAGATGCCCTGGTGTCTGAGTCTGATACTGCACTCCACTGTTTACCAAGCTTTCTCATCTCATTAACGACGCTTGTTACCGCTTGTGCTTTCACACGTTTCACTTCTGCATCAGATGCCTGCCAACTTCCAGAGTTGGAAACGGTCACGCCGCTGCCGGAGCCTGAACCGCCCGGACTTCCGCCACTGGAACCGCCGTCAAGGCCATGGAACCCATACTCCTCATCGTTGCGCATGGCCACCAGCTCGGCGTAGGACAGCTTGTACTTGTCCAGCAGGGCGATGGCTTTCTCCCAGTTGCCGGTGATCTCGTCCTCGATGGTGTTGCCCACCTCGTAGTTCCATTCGATCAGCTCGTCCTTCAGGGTATCCCAATGCTGATTGATGTAGTCGATGGCCTTGTCATAGATCTTCTGGTAGCTGCTGATAGAGTCCTGGAGAACTTTGATCTCGCTGTCCTTCTCGTTCTCATAGTCCTTCTGCATCTGGTCAAGGGAGGCCTTCTGCTGCTCAATGGAGTGGTCACGCTGCGTCTCGTCCAGCTCCTTCTGAACTTCCGCCATCTCCTCCATCAGCGCCTGCCGCTTGGCCTGGGCGCTGCGGCTGTCATCCAGAGCCAGTAAATCGATTTGCCCTTGCAGCTCAGCCAAACGCTTAGTCTTTTCCAGCACCGTATCCTGGTAATCATCCTCGTCTTTGGCCATATCCAGGGCGTCCTTGCGGGCTTGGATCAACTCGCCGTACTTGGTCTTCAGCTCCTCCAGGTCATCGATCTCATCCTGGACTCGCTTTTTGAGCATATCCATCGTCCACTGAAGGATCTTGTCGGTCAGTGTCTTTGCCTCGTTCAGCCCGTCGGCATACTCGTCAAACTGATAGTTGATGCCGGTGAACAGCGAACGGATGCCGTCGATGTTATGTTTAGCTGCGGCATACTGCTGGTCATTCAACCCTTCCGCTTTCGCAAGCTCCAGTGTTGCATATACCGTATCCCACAACGTACCACTGTACTGGCTCTGTGCATCAATCAGTTGGTCAAGACTTTCCACAGCTCCGTCCTGCAAAGCCATACGAATGCGTTGCAGATAACTTATGGCGGTCTCAACGGCCAACTGCTCCGTACGAGCCTTGGTCACATCGTTGATGGCCTGCTTATTGATGACTAACATACCATTTTCATCCGTCAGATACTTGAGGTACTGTGGCCCAAGCGCCATGATTTCCTGGAATGTATCCACAGAGATAAACCCGTTTTGCCCGTCAAAGCTGCTGTCATACTCGTCGGCGGCCTTCTGAAGGGTGTCAAACACGCCCTGGATTTCATCCACCGCAGCAGACGTCTCCTCCACGATAGCCTTCAGGTCTTCGATAATGCCAAGGTTGGTCTCCCGGATGGCATATTGCGCATCCCACCACGCCTGCGACCACTTCTCAGTCTCATCAACCTGCTCCATAACGGTTTCCACAAGCGACTCTGCGGCTTTGGTCTTCTCGTTGATGGCCTCCTGGAAATCATTTGCCGTCATGCCGTCCTTCATATCGACGATCTGCCGGTTGATCTGGGTCAGATCGTCAAAGAGAAGCTCGTTGGTTTCCGGGTTATAGGTGGCCGTGATGCCGTAGACATTCTTCAGCGTCTCCAGGTTTTCCTGGATCTCCGCCCTGGCCGTGGCATAATCGAATGTGCCGTTCTCATTCATCGTACCGGCGATGTCATGAAGCCTGGCCTGCTCGTTCTTCAGCCCCTGCACATACTGGCTCTGAAGCTTGATACGTTCCCGCAGGTCATCCGTGTTGGAAATCTTATCGCTCAGCTTGCTGTTGCTCAGCTCTTGCCGAGCAAGCGCCTCCCGCTTCTTATACAGCCTGTCGATGTCGGCAATATAAGCTTCAACCTCTTTTTCGCTCTTTGAACTCTTATTTCCAAACACATCGCCGACACCGGCTCTAAACTCCTTCATCTTGGTATTCATGGCCGACTTCAACAAAGTAATTTGCTGTTTGTATGAGTCGTCTTGCGCACGAAGGAGTTTTAACTGTTCATCAAGAGCGGATGTGTCAACGCCGTGCTCCAAATAATTAGAGGTTGCGTTTTGCAGCTCCATCTGCCACTCGGTAATGCGATCATCAAAAGTCGTACCACCTGTGCCATAATCGCTTTTTGCAGCCTCAAACATTTCGGCAAGCACACCCTCAACAGCACGCTTGCCCTCGCCCTTGACGAAGCCGGCCTTGATATGAGCGGTGTACGTTTTCGTTGTAACACCGTTCAAAGCATTCTCAAGAGCTGTACCCATTTGGTTAAAGGCGCCGATGGTCTGGTTTGTGTTATCAACCATGTTCTGCGCCATAATAGCATAGTTGCTCATGACGCTATTGAACGATTTTGCGCTCTCATCGTCCAGCCCATTGATTGCATTTTCTGCAAGGGTACTGAATGTATCCCAGTCACCGGTCATAGCCGCAAGAGCAAGTTGGTTTGCCGTCTCTTCATCAATGCCTGCCTGCTCGCAAGCGGTCAGTACAGCTTGCTGTACGGACATCTTTGCGGCGGCAGCTTCGTTTGCAGATTTTACCTCTTCCTGATCTCCGGTCTGCACAGCGGCAAGTTGGTCTTCAATGCACTCGATCTGTTTTGCAACAACAGAACGCTTTGCCTCAAGCATGTCGATCTCAGCCTGCAATGCAGCCCGCATCTCTGCCTCTTTGCCCTTAAGGAACGAGTTTACTACGTCCTCATTGAGTTGCACCTGCCCATTAGCAGACACAACGGCCTGGTCAAGAAGCTGTGGATAAACATCGGCAAACGCACGAGCCTCCTTTGCGGAGATAGTAAATCCGTCCGCAAGGGTATTCTGGATCTTTGCAATGTCCTCCATGCCAGTGATATATGGGTCAAAACGGGCGAATGTTTCTGTCCAATTCATCCCGGCCAGCATAGCGTTGTATTTTTCCAGAAGCAGGATATTCTTTTCGATTGCCTTTGCGTTGTCTTCAAGTTCGTTTTGGATCGCAGTTATCTGCGGGATCGCACTAACACCGGTGCTCCCGCTTTTGTAAATGCGATCGTTGATGTCCTGTAGTGTTTCGTTTAGAACTTGGTTTCGCTTTTCAAGTGCACGAATTTCACCATTGATTGCACTAACATCACCCTCCGTTGCGACTCGTGCACGGTCTTCCCATGCGGCGATATTCAACTTGAGAGCGCCGTTTTCCTCATAGAGGTAATCGAGATAGTTGGTATCCGCATCGGCAAGACTCGCAATAGTCTCAGCAGATAACCCATGCCCGGATGCCATGTCTTCCATTGCACTTTGGAGCAGCGAAAATTCTGACTTCAGCTTGCTCAATTTCTCATCGATGTCGCTTGTGTCAACCTGGAACAAGCCATCTCCGTTTTTACCGGACATCGCATCTTCAACAAGCCCTGCTGCCCGTGCAAACTCTGGGAATGTATTAACAGCAAGGCCAATCAAAATATCTTTATACTCTTTTGAATACTCTGTGCTATCCTGTATGCTTTGAATGTAGCCATCGAAAGCGTTCTGTGTATCAATGGTATGCTCTTTTGTGTACTCATACTGGTCGATGATAGCCTCGTTCTCATAGAAATTTCTTTCAGCTATGTTACGTTCATCAACAAGCTTTTGCAGCCGTTCAATCTCTGCTGCAAGTCCATTAAGCACACCAGACCCATTTACATTACCAGTTCCACCAGCATACCACAGGTCTTTGTTGTCCAACAGAAGATCTTGATACCGCTTGAGAACATCAAGTCGTTCTTCAACATCCTTCCCGTCCAATACACTGTCGAGAATAAATGCGCCGCCACCATTTTTAGGGACACCAAAATAATCCCATATATCAACAGAACGTGATATTGGTTGCAATGGATCTTGTGAAACGGGATTGACATCCCATCCCCACATATTATAAGTTTCATCAGCGTCTTCCTGTGCGTTTATATATTTTGTCTCAAGCGCATTTCGATTTTCGACGGCATTCTTATAGGCAATCTCATCCAGTTTCTTGATTTCATCATCGAGCTTCCCATTGACTAAATCGAGATTACCAGCTTGATCGCCGACAAGGTCTGTGATTTGCTGTTGCAAATTTTTTACAGTTTCTCTCGATTGTTCATCCAAACCGTCAAGAGATGCAAGCCGTTTATATTCGTCAATTAAGTTGGAAAGTGATTTGCGTTCTTCATTTGCTGCTTCCGCAGCGTTGTTCATTTCCTCGTGCGCTTTTTGCTGTGCTTGTTTATAGGATCTATAAGCAAACATTCCTATGGTGATAGCAGCGGTAAGAGCAACGATAGCCACTTGTGCAGCAGAAGCTGAAAACCCAACCGCTTTTATCGCATCACCAAGGCCTTTGCCTTGCGATTTGGCAATTTTCATAGCTAAAGGAAGTAGCTTAAGCTTCTCTACAAACTCAATGATTGATGGTATCATTTTTGTTGATATAAACGCCGGAATTTTTGCAAGCAACCCAATAATACTATCTATCTTGATGGTGAGGACTGTACCAACAGTTATTGCAAGAACTGTGTTTAGTCCGCCAATAGCATCAACCAGTTTCGCCACGCCATTGAGCACATTCAAGATCCCCGTCCCAAGATCCACAAACTGCTTAACAAATTCAGAATTGATAAGCGTCTCAGAAAACTCCTGGAATGTAGCCTTGAACACGCCAATCTTACCCTCGATAGAGTCCATATAGATGGCGTTTGCCTCAGTCGCTGTGCCAGCGGATTCCATAGCACTCTGGTATGCGCCGGCAGCATCTGTCCAGTTACCGAGGATGGAGGAGATGACCTGAAGCTGCCGGGTGCCGCCAAGGATCTCGGAAACACGAGCCTGCTGAGTATCGCTCAGCTTATCCCACACACTGGCGATCCCTTGCAGAATGTCATAGATGTCCTTGAACTGATTGGTGGTGCCGTCCACCATAATATCAAAGCCAGTCAGTGCCTTCAGCTCTTTGGCATATTTTGAAAAGCCATCAGCCAGATCGGACGTGTCTTCTCCAAGCTCTTCAAGATCAGACTTGGATCCACGAATACGGGCAGAGATCGTTTTCAGAGCGGTGCCAACGGTGGATGCGTTCTGTACCGAGGCGTTTGCCGCAGCAATCAAACCAACAGACTTTTCAAAGCTGGTATTGGTTGCGTTCAATGCAGCGCCGGATTTCTCAAATGCCTCCATCAGTTCAGCAGCAGACACGGCATATTTCTGACCAACCTCGATGAGCACATCAGCAACGTGCTCAGAGTTGGACACATCCATGTTGAAACCCTTGATGATAGAGGTCACACCGGTGGTTGCCTCCTGGGTATCCACGGCAGCCACATTGGCGAGGATCGCTGTGTATTTTGCCAGAGTAGAGGAGTCGTCCAGATTGTAGCCCAGTCGGCTGAACGTCTCGATGGACTTCATAACATCACTGATGCTCTGTCCCAGTTCCTTGGCAAGCCCGATTGCGTTCTTCAGGAAGACAGTCATCTTGGCATCTGTTGCGCCCGTAACGATTTGGAGCTGGGTCATGGCAGAATCCAGCTCGATTACGTTTGTGACCATCTGCTTGACCGCCCGGAACGCTGCCATGATTACCCTTGTCAGACTGAACCATGTGCTGAACTTTGCGGCAAGCCCGCCAAGCCTATCACTGAATGATTTGGTTGCGTCACCGTTTGCTTTAATAGCCTCATAGCTTTGCCGCAAAGAGACGCCCGCTTTACCTATCTCATCATTAAATTCTTTTTGCGAAATTTTGCCGTCATTCAGGTTTGATTTAAGCGCTTCCAGCGCTTCAATTTGACTGGCAATATTTTGATATGCTTCGGATGATTTCCCGGTCTGAGCAGCCGTCCATTTGTTATAATTTTCTTTCGCCTGTAATAGCATTTTGCCAAGCTTGTCCAAAGCGGCGTTATATTCCTGCGTGCCATGGGCCAACATGGCCTCTGTTTCGATACCGCCTGTTTGCACTCTGTCTTTTTCAATAAACAGGTTAATATTCCTTTGCAGCTCAACGCTCTCCGCTTGCAAGGAATTGAGATATGCTTGGTCAACCGGTTGGTTCTTATTTGCCCTGATTTTTTCTATCTCTGTCCGAAGCCTTATAAATTCATTGGAAAACTCACGCACCTGTTTGGCAGAAGCATCATCAACAACTTTTGTGTTCGCTGTTTTTACAGACCTTGACAAAGTTGACGATACGTCAGTCAGCACCTTTAGCTGTGCCGCATACTGTGCTGCCTTCTCTTTTGCTTCATCCAGAACAGCGGAACCGGCGTCACCAACGATAGAGCCGTTCATGCCCGGGATAGATATGGTCATACCATTCTTGATGCTCAGCGTATCAAGAATACCCTGAATATCGTTTTGCAGTTTTTTGATGGCGGAAGAAGCGTCAATATTCTTGATGGTGATCTTGAACTGCTTTTGCCCGCTCAGCCCATCAGTGATCTGCTTGATGCCATCTGTAAAATTTTTCTTCGTTCCGGCAATATCAAGGCTGAGCTTGATTTTGCGCTGCTTGACCTGTGCGTCGCTGTTTAAGCCGTTCACCAACTCTGCCAGCTGATCTCTGATATGTTTGCCGGTCGTTCCACTGATGGAACCGCCGCCCGCCATGCCAAAAATAAGACCAATGTCCTGACCGTTCACAGCCATTCTTTCTCACCACCTTATAAGAAAAGGGCATGGCTCACTTGCCATGCCCGGACGGGTCAACCGTCTGTGTAATCGGATCCAAGCTCGACGGTTACGCCGTACTGTTCTCCGTATAACTCGTTAAATTCTTTTGCTGCCTCCTGCATAAACTGCAAGGCCTCCCGCTCTTTCTTGCTCCGCACCCACGCGAAGTTATCCATGTAGTTCGTGCGAGCCACGGCGGCACCGGTGGCCTTGTGGTTGTTCCACCAGCCGTACACATAGTTCCTTGCGTGATAGCCGTTATTAAAAAGAGCGACAATGTTGTCGATGCCGTCATAGCCCAAATCGTTTTCCAACGAGTCCCTGTGTAATAACCTGGTGTCAAACCGCACAGTCACCTCATAAGCAGTCTTTGACAGCTTCTTTGCCGGTGTGCTGTGCAGTGTTTTCCCCACATCTTCGATGGACTCCGGAATTTTACTTTGCAGGATTCGAATGAAAAGCTGTGCCGCCTCCTCCATCTGCCGTGGCCCGATGACCGCCTGACCGCTTGCGGTCTTGCCGCCGGTTTCAGCAAGGCCGTCGATATACTGCTTCGTTCTTCGCTTGCCCTCCGGAGATTTCTGCCATGCTGCGATCCTGCGGGAGAGCTCTGACTCGGTTATCATTCTTCACCGCTCTCCGCTCCGGTTGGAGCGGCATCCTCTCCGTGGCTCTCGGCGTCACGCTGTTTCATATAGGCTTCCACGATCTTACTTTCATCAAGATTTCCTGTGTCTCCGATGGCCGATACCATATTCTTGATGTCCTCCGACGTTACACCGTCGAACATCTTTTCAAAGGAATTGCCCATTTCTTCAAACGCCATGAGTACATCCTCCAGCTTTGTGCGAACCTCTTTGATATTTGCGTCGCACAGATAATCGATCTTGCGGTCAGCGGCGTCGATAATACTGTCAAGCTGTTCTCTGTCGATCTCCTCCAACACCATATCCGCAGCGCCGGTTGTGTAGATAAGCTCATACTGCTTTTCCGTATTGCTCGGCATGGTGAAATTGGCGTATCTGGTAAGGATACCATCCTTAATGGCAAAGTCCATCACCTGGGGGATAAACGCACCGTCAGCCGCAAAGCAGGCGTTCACAATATCCTCAGTGAACATCAACGCTTCTCGCAATGGCAGCGTGCGCCGGATAGACACCTCGACACCAAACCACTCTTTCGTCACAGTGTTGGAAAAGTTTTCGTTGGCGACCTTTTCAAAAGCGTTGACCGAGATCCTGTTTTCTTTCTTAGCCATAATTCATTTCTCCTTTTTTCCTTTTCGTTGTTTGCGGCGTTCAGCCCGCGCCCTCTGTACATCCTCATACCGACACCATCCGCCGTCTATCCGGGAATAGCACACCCAGTGATAGTCGATATCCGGGTACTTGTACCAGAATAGCTTGCGCTTTAATTTTGCGGTAGCGTCCGGCATACCCTTGATATCGATCACTTCCTCATGCCCGTCGGCAAACTTGATCCAAAAGTCCGCCACATAGACGATGGGGCGCACTGTCTCTTCTCCGTGGATGAATTTCGATTGCAGCTCATAGCTCTTCTGAAGCTCATAATCTACGATGGAGCCGCTTCCCACTTGGGGCAAAATCACATCCCGGTAATATTTCATTTCAAGCTCGCTGTCAAATACGATGCCGTTGTACGTCCGCCTTGCCGTTTGTTTATCGACATTGTACTTTGTTCTGTTTTCCACAACGACCTCCTTATAAGAGAAGGGGAGGGTAGAGCCCATGTCTACCCTCCTCGTCCTCCGTTATTCTTCGATCGTCTCCGTCGCCGGTTCCTCATCCGTAACAGCTTCAGCCTTTGCTAAAACAGGAATGCCGACCGGTTCCTCATGACGGATCTCTTTGACCTTCGGCGTGCGCCGCTGTTTCATTTTTGGAGCAGGGTTGCGTGCCTCCTGCACAAGGCGCAGATACTCCGCACCGCATTCTGGAGAACACGCGACCTCCTTCCAGTTGAAGCCGCCCACGTCTTTCTTGTTGGTACGGCAGGCTTCGTACTCCTTGCCGCACACCCGACACTTACGCTTGGTGATAGGCATAGCAGTTACCTCCCTTATGCGCCCTGTTCAGTATCTTCAGTAGGAGCGACGTAGTCGGCCTCTTCAGCGCCGAACACGGTGTAAGTGAAGTACAGCCCGGAAGCGCCGCACGCACCAGCCAGAGACTCGGCTTCAAAGGCGTGGACAGTCTGGTTATCGCCCATAGCCAGCTCGAAGTTGCCATCGAAGTCGGCCTTGGGGATATAGAACTGCACCCGATACACGTTGCCGCAGGTGTCTTCACCAATGGCGTCAACATAGAGCGTGCATTTCTCAGAGTAGTTGTCGCTGATGTTCTCCAGCACGTTAGCGGTGATCTTACGGTCATAGAAAGCAACCAGCTCGGTGCCGTCTGTGACCTCACCCTCCTTGAAGGTGATCTCCTTGGTGGCGGGATCATAGGCAAACACGCCCTCGCCTGCGGCTGCCGCCTGGGTGAAGGACTTGCCGAGAGTGCCGTCGTTGTTCTTCACATAGACGGTCTCGATCTCGTTGCCGGTGGTGCCAACGGCGGTAAAGCCTGTCTTAGCCTTGTTGCTGGCGACAGTCAGATAGTCAGTCCACTTCACGGTGGTGAGCTTCTCCTCGAAGTTGCCGCCGGTCTGGAGCTCCAGCAGCCCGGCAGAGACCAGACCGTTGGTGCCGCTGATGGTCACTGCCTTGTTCCGCTTCAGGGAGTTCAGTTTGCGCCCCTGCTTACCGGTGATATCGCTCTTCTCCTGGCTCTGTGCGATGGTCGCATTCTGAAGCTCGTCCAGGGTGAAGCGGAAGTCGCCGGTCACAATGTCGAACGCGGTGATGGTCTCAATGCTGGTAATGGTAAGATCATTCACGTTGATGTTCATAAAACCTTCCTCCTTACTTATTTATGAGTAAGCCAGTTCAGTTCGTCCTGGCTTAGATCCTTTGCGCTTAGTGTGCCGGCATATATGCCGTGCATTTTGTTGTCAAAATCTATCTTCTTGATGACCTGCCGCAGACTCTCGTTGAACTGATAGATCGTGAGCCCGCCAACCTCCTCGTAGTTGTAGGGGAACTGCTCGGTGTTCACCATTGCGGTGATGAGCCCCTCAAGTTGAGACTCCTCAGACAAACTCCGGTGGCGCTTCATTTTTTCGCGGGCCCTCTGAAGTAGGAACTTCCTGGCTTCCTCATTTGCGGGCTTACGATGGTTGCGCTTGAGGTTGTGTATCGTTCTCAATGTCGCACAGATTTTGGCGTGGATCGCCATGTCTATCACCGCCCCAGTGACCGGGTCACGTAAAACAAACGCGTTGTTTTTCGGATTGACCACCATTGTGAAAGCGGATAAGTCAAGCTCTCCAAAGAGCAGGCTTGTGTCCTGCCCCTTCAAACTGTTGAATACCAACAGGAATAGCTGATAGTCGTTCAGAGTCGTAAAGTCGATCCCAATATCATCCAGCTGAACCATCATGTCGTATGGCGTTGCGGTTATCATGGACACCATGGAATAGTAGGCGTCCTCGTTATCCAGCACTTTCTCCACAGTCGGGATCATGACCTTGATATGGTCGTTGATCGCGTACTCGTTTTTGTATAACAGGTTAATGGATGGCATATTCTGTCTTCCTGTTCGCAGGGATCCTCTTTCCGGTCGGGTGGAGCCTGTTGTAATCTGTCGCTGCAAAAGTGAGTACACGGCCCTGATAATCCGTGACAGGGGAGAAGCGCTTGATGGAACTCAGGTCTAATTCTCCGAGGCCATACATCCGGCTTCCGTTAATTAGCTTAACGATTTGAGATGAGAGCTTGTCTATCCTGATGCCGCCCTCTGGCAATCTGACTTTACTCTTGTGTGTAAAAACCCAAATATAGATTTGTGGGTTCAGGAACGTCTTGTTGCGGATATCCCGTATATCTACCTCACAGCAGATAAAGGTCTGTCCATGCTCCACTGTCTCCGGCACGAACTCATACGGGTATACCTGTTTGTACATAAGGTCTTCAGGGTGCACGTTCGGGTCGCATTCGTCAGACAACAGACGAAGCACCGTCTTGCTGGTCAGCAGGTCGTCGAGCAGTTGGTTCTTGTAATCGAACAACTCGTCCAGACCCTCGAACTTCACTTCACCCTTCATAGCCACACCCTCTTTCCGTCTACAGTCTCCTGCGTACCGGGCTTGACTTCCTCCGGCTCTCCCATGCGCGGGAAATACTTATAGTAGTCCGCGATCAGCAGCTCTGTGTTATCGGTATCTTCGGAGTTCACCTCCGTCAGGATGAAGTCGAGCACACCGTGCCCGTTATATACGCTGCCGACCTTGAATGGCTTACTCAGCTGATAGGCCAGCACCATATCGGAACCCGGGTCATCGATCAGAAACCGATTTCTGCGGCCAAGCTTCGCGGTATATTCGTCCCTTGCGATGGTGACGGAGATACGGGTGTCGCCCAAGACAAGGCCATTTTCGTTATAACGGCTGACGGTCTCACCGGTCAGATATTTTGTGCTATCGCTTACAATGCACCACCGTTCGACGATCTCTCCGTCCTCAGTGATCCACTTCAGGAGATAGTTGCACTGCAACATAGTTCCCTTGGTATAAAGCTCATTGTTCGCGTCCACCGCAGTGACAAGCCAATGATTGCCCTGCCACTCGACCATGGCGCCGCACAGGATACTGTCTCCCGGCATAGTGCATACCGTTTTCTGATTCAATGCATCGCTGTTGATGATAGCAAGCTCCTGTTGGGCGCCGTCTACAATAGCCGGGTGGTAAGATAAACTCTTTGCTATCCGCTGGCTCGGTTTGCTTTCACCTCTCTGACGTTTGCGCCACGAACGTCCAACCTGGACTGATAAGAATCCCAAATTCCCATCTTACCCCTCCTTTGTGGTTGGCTCCGTGTACCTCGCCTTCAGCTTGTTGCATATAGAGATCGCTTTGAACACCTCCTGCCGATAGACCGCGACAGAGCTTTCGCTATGGTCAATGAGATATTGCAGGATAGCCACAAGCGATGTAAAAAGTGCGTCATTGTGTATCGCCAGAATAAGCTCCTGGCAGCCAAGCAGTTCCCGCTGGAGACTTTCCATATAGGAACGCAGGCTAACCTCTCCACTTTCCCGGATAGGGAGTATCTTAAAGAACAGATTGACGAGATTGTGAAGATACTTATCCAGCGCCTCGGCGTTCATCGGAACGCCGCATGATGTCTGAATGCTCATATATGAAGATCCGTCAGATCACCATGATTATACGAATACTCCCTAATCATGTTCGTATAATCTCTCTTCGCCTGGTTATATGCCTCCTTGATCCGGTAAAGCAGGTTGGCAGGCGAATACTCGGTAAAATCCTTTGTGTTTAACACGTTCTCAAGGTTCTCGCCGGAGTATACATATGGCTTCATCCACTGTACCAGCATCCCCTCGGAAACGATGTCTGCAAGCTCGTCCAGATCCTCTGGCTCGACCTCAACATCAAACGCACGCACAACGTCGTCTGCCGTAGTCGAAAAGTCATACAGACACACCGGTTTGAATTGTGCGATGGCCTTTTTCATAAAACCATCGACCATTCCATTGCGCTCATAGTCAACCATGGGGAAATTGTATTCCCGCACCTTGTCGAGAAACGCCATGGAAAAAACGTCATATGGAACGCCCATAATTCACGCTCCTTATCGCTCGATCAGTTCAACGCCAAGACACTTTTCCAAAGTCCCGATCACACGGTTCGAGTCGATCTCTCCGCTTCCGATCAGCTGGCGAGCCCTGTATGCAACGGACTTTTTCTGCCCAGCGGACAGCTTGGACACGATCTCCTCGACCTCGGCGGCGCTCTTGGTGAACAGGCTGTCGAAGTCATCGATGCTGAGAGCGAACTTGTAATACTGGGTCATACCAAGATACTCGATCACTTCCGGATCGTCGATCATAAACCAGTTGTTGATAAAGAACTTCTTGGACGAGCTCCGTGCGCTTTTCAGCTCGGAAAGCTCCATGTCCTGCTCGGCCCCAAATTCTTCCCAGATGAACGACTCGCCGGTCTTCTTGCTCTTATATACAAGCCTGCCCTGGAACCCGTTACGCACGGTCACGATCTGGTTGGGGTCAAACGCCTTCGGCGTAAACACGACGCTCTTTTCTGCGTCGTTCTGAGCAGCGGCTGGAACCGCAGTGGACTGACGCTTCTGCGAACTTGCATTCTTGTTTGCCATATCAGGTTATCTTCCTTTCATACATATTGGGAGGGGCCTTATCGCAAGACCCCTCCCGCTCTTTGGTTTCGTTATGCGCTGATCTCGTACCGACCAACACCTGCGTTGCCACCGGCAAGCACGATGCCCATACCGTACTTCTCGCCATACAGGTACTCCTGGGTCAGGTCGCCGTTATCCAGGGGGTTGCCCATGATAACGATGGGGTTGCCCTCATAGACGCACTTGATGGGCTTGTCGTCACCGGCGATGATGGTCAGAACATCGTCGTCCATCACGAAGTCGGTGGAGCCGATCTTGTGGCGCTGAGGAGTGGTCACAACGGGAGTTCCGTAGAACTTGCCGTAGTAGCCCATGTTGTACAGGTCGCTCTTGGAATCGGTGCCCTGGATAGAGGGAGCCAGGTTCCGCACGGCCTTCTTGGTGCCGATGATAGTGGCGGTCTTGCCACCGGCAGCGGCCTCAACGTGAGCGATCAGGTCAAGCAGCTGATCCTCGTCGTAAGTACCAGCGGTGGGGAAGTAGGTCACGCCGCCGAAGTCGGTAGCAGTAGCGTTGCCCCACAGGGTATAGATGTCGTTGAGCAGCTTCTGACGGAAGGACTCAGACACCTTGCTGATGAGGTAGTTGAAGTCAACGCGGCCGGAGAGGACACGGTTCAGCTCCTCGTAGATCTTCACGAACTTCATGCTGGTGGGAATGCTGGTCTCGGTCACGCCGCCCAGCCGCTGACGCCGGATGCCCTGAGTACCGTCAGCTGCGTCTGCCACCACGAACAGGTTGCTGTCCTCCACCAGGAACAGGTTTTTGTCGCCCTCGGCCACATTGCGGAAATCGACCAGAGCGTTGAAATACTCGTCGCCCTGGAGACCTTCCACCACGGTGCGGCTCAAGATCTCTTCCACCAGGCTGAACAGGGCGCCGCACTTGCCGTCGCGGATGTCCTTGTAGTTCAGCGTAGTGCTGCCGTTGTTGGCCTCAACGAGTGCCTTCTGAAGCAGCTCCATGGACTGACCCACGGAATACTTCTCAACGTTGCCGCGATAAGCATCAACAGCAACCTTCACAATGTCATTCATATTGCCCATTATTGGATGCCTCCTTCCTTAAGCCTTTGCCGCCGCAGCTTCGGTCTTGCCGATGCGGATGGTGTAATAGGTGTAGCGGCCAGCGGTCTCCACGTGAACACACTCACCGAACCCAGCAGTCTTGGCCAGGAGCTTGCCGCCTGTGCCGATGCTCACCTTGTCGCCCTTTGCGGGGACAGTCCCGTTGACAAAGCCTTCTGCGGTCACCGCAAACAGGTTGCGGCTGCGGGGAATGTAACCACGGACGATCTTGTTTGCCTCGTTGACATACTCGTCCAGGTTCTTCTTGCGCTCGTCATACATAACCTCAACGCCTGCGACAATGGCGCACTCATTCAGGTCGTCGCTCGCCTTTGCCGCGACAGCCTTCATCACTTCACGCTCGCCGTCCTCATACCCGGTCAGCTTCACGATAACGCCGTTCTCCACCTCGGCGGGCTTGCCGGCGTCATCATAGAAGCGGAGGGAAACCAGATCGGCAGGCTGCTTCGTACCGCTCATCAGGTCGGTGCGAATGACACAATACTTTTTCTCAGCCATAGCTAATTCCTCCTTATAGTTTTATTGAAATATCAGCCGATGCCGTATTCGGCAAATACGCCGCCATACGGCTCAGACTCGGGTTCATTGCGCTCAATGGGAAGCTTGGGCGCCTTCTGCTCATGCAAAGCAAACTTGCCGACGCTCTGCATACGGCCACGGATGGCATAACACTTCTCCTCCAGTACATCCATGGAATACTTCTCCGCCTCACCGCACAGCTTCTCAAAGGCTTCAACGCCATTGAGGTCTGCGAACTGCCCCAGCAGCTCATTCCGCTTGGCGTCCCGGGCGGCCTTGTCTGCGTCAGCCTTAAACTGGCGCAGCTCCTTAAGCTCGCTCATAGCACCCTGAAGTTTCTCATCCCACTCCTTGTTGCTCTGCTCGAACTTCTTGGACATAGCTTCATAAACAGCGGCGAAAGCTGCTGTCTGCTCACCCTCGTCAAAGGGGACGATGGCGATCTTCATACGCTTCTTACTTTCAAAGTCGATAATCACCTTATCGCCATTCATGGAATAGCTGAAACCATACAGCTTCCAGTCCATACAATCGTAAGCATAGACTTCGCTGAGCTCTGTGTCGTGGTCATGATACCAATACCGCGAGGTCTCCCCCCAGTACGGGTCTTCATAGGTCACGGCATACAGCGCATCAGTGAGCTCGCTCAGGAACTGCTGTGCAAGGGCGAAGTTTTCAGACTGACCTTCTCCGGCGTCGCCGCCTTCATCGGGGGTCTCGTCTCCTTCATTATCCTTATCGGCTGCGTCGCCGTTGTCCTGCTCGTCGTCATCGTCGTCAACCTCGGATTTGGCTTTTATCTCTTCAAACTTTGCCTCAAGCTCGTCGATGGTGAACTCTTCCAGGCTAAAGCCAAGCATTTCTTCCGTCAGACCATACTTGCTCATAAGTTCTTTCTTCTTATCCAATGCTTTCTTTCCTCCTTCCGAATAGAATTGTGGGTATATGCCAACCCCGTCAGGGGATTGTGCCGTTTGGACATTCTCCTTAAATTCCCGCATCATCTCACCAAGCTTCATCTTGAAGTCTTCCTGCGAAAATACCATAAGGGATGCCGACTCATAGCATGGCTTTGCGGTTCCCAGCAGACAGAACGCCGTAAACTCAAAGCGCTCTATCACATAGATACCGTTTTCCATGTGTCCTTCCTTGATGGAGATCTCCATCGACTCGTCGGTGATGCCGTCTTCCTTGATTTTCTGGTACGCCTCCTGGCGCTTCCAGAGCAAAACTTCTACATAGAGGTACTTATGGACTGTTCCATCCTCCTCTTCAAAGTCTTCAAACCAATACTTGGCGCTCTCCGGCACGACGCCTACCGGGTCTGTGATGTTGACAAGGGACAGTCTCCCATCCTCGCCCTTGACGATCTCCATATCATGTGAGCCGATCTCACCGGTCTCTCTGTCGTAGTTGCACACGATTGGACAGTTGTATATGCTTGGCATACACAACTCAAAGGTCTCTTCGCTGATGAAACTGTTGTTGCGGTTTGCTCCAACATAACAGACACGAAGTATGCCCTTGTCGAAAGACGAATTGTACTCCGTCAGTCTGTCTATCGAGGCAGAAAATACGATGCTCATATTTTTTTCGCTCAACAAATCTCACCACCTTTTTGGCATAATAAATCCCGCCTTTCAGCGGGTCAGAAAGTCAGCGTATCAGACAGGACATACTCTTCCGGCAGCTCCGCAAACTTTGCCTGGTCGTTTGCGAAAATAAAAGTTCCATGCGCACTGTCACTCTTTATCTGCTGGAATCCGAGTTTGATGAGCCTGTCTCTCGATTCTTCACTGAATACATAAATGAAACGTCCGTTCATCGTCACGCATCCTCTCGATTCTGTTCTCCACTGTCCGACAGCTCGCCGATATCCTTTTCCGGCGCTCCGCCCTCATCGGTCGCTCCGCCGTCGCTGCTCTGGGTCGAAGAACTCTCCAGCGGAACAAACTTTTCCTTCAGGCCGAGAACGTCGTTCTCAAGGAACGTCATGCTGTCAAGTTCCTCCTGCCCAAGGCCCTGCGAGGCGCAGTAATAGGACACCATCGGCATACTGTACTGGCACGCCTTGATGTACTGATCCCCGACTTCCTTTCGGTTGTACGGGCTGCAATCCAAGAACGTGACCTTAAAGTTTTTCCCGTATGGCTGGCTTTGGATATACCGGTTCACCATATCCTCGATGCTCTTCACAATACCAAACGTGATCGCTTGGTCTGCCTTCACAGACAGCAGCAGCGCGTTTGCGGACGCCTTGTCGTTGTTGAATAGCAGACTGGAAACGCCAGCCGCCGTAAACAGATTTTGCTCTGCCTCGCCGATAGCGTCGGTATCGCCCGTATTGGACTTCTCAAAGCTGATCTTGTTGATCGGCATGGGGGACAGAACGGAGCCCACTTCTTCCGGCAAGACGGCGTCCAGGTTGTGCCAAAACTCCTTTGCCTTGTTCAAATCCATCTGCCATTCGCCGTTGGCGTTGATGCCAAGCGTCATGACGAGCATGGCATAATTCTCCAGTGTCGTCTTGGTCAGCTTCAACTGACGGTAATCCTCAAGGTCGTATATATCCCGCAGAACACCGGCAAACGGTGGGATGGCATAGTCGAGGATATCATTGTTGCACTTAATAGCAAACGATGTCGGAGCATCCAACTCCTGATACCTTGCACCCACTCTGTCCTTCTGGTAGATCTGATACTTCCGTCTGAACTCGTCCGGGTATAGCTCAAGATACGCCTGCCTACTGTTAAAGTAGGAGAAGTCAAACGTGACGTTGAGCACATTGCCCTCAATCGAAGAGATCGCGCAATAGTCCGACGGCAGCTGTTGAATAGTGATGTTGTCCGGCGTGACCCACATCGTACCGAAGAATACGTCCTCCCGCAGACAGACTGTCAAAATTTTAGGGAACTGCGTCCTGATCTGCATGGCGGAAAGAGAGTTCAACACCTTGCGGTAGTTCCGCCGCACAGACTTTACGTTCGCACTGACGGGATCGATCCGCATGGGAGACACCACATATGCAAGGTCAGAAAGCCCTACGAAATATTGGATTAGCCTGCGAAAATGCGAACTGGAACCGTAGATGTAAGTTACCGCAGCCCGGAGTTGCTTCTCATATCTGTACGGATTCTGAAGGTATGTGTTGATGTTGTCCTTCGTGTACCGTGTAAAGGTGGGGGTGGAATATGTCCCGTTCAGGTTCCTCGTCCTCAGCTTGTTAAGGGTTGCGAAGTTTTGTGGGATATTCATCATGGAAGCAGTGTCCACCTTGCTGAACGTATCGCTCTGCTCACCGTATCGCGTTCCTACAGACTTACTGGGGATCTTCTTTTTTTCATTCGGCAATCTGTATCCACCTCCTTCTTATCGAAATAGTGACGCTACCTTCGGCGGCTTAAACACAAAAATCTCACTCGTGTCGATGTCGCTGTTGCTGCGTCTGCTGATTTTGCTCTCCAACTGTGTGGCCACATAATAGTTGTAGCTCAGGCTGGAATATCGGTCTTTTCTCATACCGCTTTTTTCGTGGATCTTCACTTTGCCATTCGACTCTTCGTGTTGCAGCTTCACAAGCTCGTTGATGAGCAGCGTTGTATTGATGTAAGGCATACGCAGGTCGAGCCGTTCCTGCGGCGAGAGAGAGGCATACCCCTTGATCTCGCCCAGCAGCGTCTCGCCGTCATACTCGTTGGTCAGCAGCCGCACTTTACCGCTTCGGAATCCTTCCCGCAGCAGCACGGCGCATTCGGAGTTCAGATTTGGGTTCGCCTTGATTGCCCATATCACCCTGTCCGCGTTTTGCGTTGTACACCTGTCGGCCATCTCTTGGTTGTTACAGCAGGAGATGGCCGGGTAGATCTCCCCGGTATCCGGGTCTGTGATGTCGCGGACAAGAGCATCGTAGACGCCCAAACCAATGCCTGCACAGTCAAGCACGATATAGTCGCACTTGAACTCCTCATAGAGCCTGCGTATCATAAGCGCCTGGTCTTCCGTGTGCAGCCCTTCCGCCAC